GATCTCAGTGAGTTTCTCTTCAAGAGCGGCAGGGAGTTCCTCCAACTTCTTTTCGAGTGCAGCATACTGCCCTTCTACGGAAGTTAAACGCGATTTTAGCTTATCGGTCACAGGATCAAAATTCTCAAGGTCCATGTCGGCTTCGGCAGGAGCTGGTTGAGGATACCCAGGTTTTCCCTGAGCATCATCAGCGGCTTCGTCCTTTGCAAACGCTGTAACCATATCTTTGATTCTTTTCACGAGAGCAACTACACGCGCGTCCACGTTCGGCATATCCTGGAGGGCAGCAAGCAGCTTATCACACATACCGGTGATTGCTTCGAGCCTTTGTTTTTCTTCAGGGTCCATCTTAGGCATGTCTTCAGACCCTCCTGTTTTTGGAATTTCAGAGCTCCCGGGTTGTGGAATATCAGTTGGAGACTCTACTTTTCCCGGATTCTCACGATGTAGTTCAACTTGATCTTCAAGTGCTTTTGATAGGTAGTAATTTAAAGTCTTTGCTTCAGGATTGGCAGGAACGGACACTAGCGAGATTTCGAAGATTTTAAAACCTTTTATGACGGTGATATTTCGCGATAAGCTCTTATCAAACTGCTCGTCATATTCGGTGATGACGCCTCGGAAACTAAATTTGGAAATAATACCTTCACAGATCTTATCCCAAACTTCAGTCTCTGAGTTGGAGATTTGGACTTTAACAAACAGTCCAGTTCCCTCTGGTCTCGCTTCTAGTACCTTACCGATCGGACGGTCAGGATCATGATTATACAATACGGTTGTATATTTGAGAAGGTCTTTAGAAGCCTCTTCAAGAGCCTCGCGAGCGATCAACTCATATTGTGAATCAACGACGTCTGCAACCGCCGCATAACCGGTAACGATACGTTTTTGCTGGCCTTCTTCATCAAATGTATCAGCAGCTTTCTTAACCTCAAATAGAGCATCTTGAAAAGCAATCTGACCATCTTCAATCTTTATCGCTAGGTTTCCTTCCATTGTCTTCTCCTGGGCTCAAACTAAAAAATGTTAGACCCATCTAGTTCGAGATTTATTTTGTTCCCAAAAAACAAAAAAGGGAACGTTTTCCACATACATCCCTTTTTTATTTCTTATCACCAATATTTTCAGTAGTGTGTAAAGTCCAAATATTGGTGTCATCATCCTGTACTAACAAATATAATCCCTTCCATTCCTTCTCTTTTACTTGAAACTTTTTAACAGTTGGATCATCCACTAGCATAAGTAGTTCACCTTCTGCTACCCTTTCAACGGTAACCGGAATCTTCTTATTCGGGTTTAATTCAGTTCCAGGCTCTAAACGCCCGAGAGCATTCATTAACTTTTTATTCTTGATCTGTTCAAAGGTCCCGGTCGTAGAATCGAATAAAACTGGGTTGCTATTGAAAGTCCAAAGGAAAACGTCTTTACCATTATCAATCCAAAGATCATAAAGTTCAGCACTATATCCAATTCGTACATGAATTGGACCTCTCCAAGTTCTTTTGTTCAAAACGAATTTACGATTAACATTAGCTTTCAAGCTTACCATGCCCCCACGAGCTAATGCATTAATATAATTCGTAACTTGAACTTGAGCGGCTCTAGAATTTTTATGCTTCTTTAACCAATCTTTCAATGTATTAAACTTTTCTTCCAAGGTTTTACCTTTAAGTTCAATACGAACGTCTTGCCATTCTGGTTGTGAAACATAGCGCATGATTTCTTCTTTCGTAATCGTTCCACAATGAATTGATTTCCAATCCAATGCCTTGAATAAATCAAGCTTCTTATATATAGATGAATAATCCATTTTAATTTTACGATGCTTAATTGCATCAACTAAACTATCACGAACTTTAATTCGAGTTGCTTCATCCTTAACTGACCAGTACGCGAACTCAGATGGAATCTGATCTTTAATTTTCTTTGGTAATGCGGAGGCGCCGTATGGAGTAATTCTACCTTTTTTCACGGCACGAGTCGATAAAACGTATGGGATATCATCATTGGGTTTAATTAACATCCACATAGTTGGAGTTCTAATTTCTGGCGATTCTGAAGGAGGCAGTACATTTTTTGAGAACGAAATCATTTCATCAAAATCAATCACTGCAGATTCTGGCAAGAGTATTTCACCGAACTTACATGAAATTGAATTCTTTTCAACAATGAAAACGAGAATTGGTTCATCTGCATCGAAAGCGATTTGCAAGAATTTACTAATGGGTAGACTGGAACTGAACTCGGATGATAGTTGTCTAAAGACGAGCCGTTGTCCTCCACCTTCCCACCCTTCTACATGAAACCAATATTCATGAAAGTATCCGTTTCTAAAACCATACTCGGCATCACCCTTGCACGCAATATAAAAAACGCCAGGATATTGTTTTGTAGAACCTACATTACCAGGAGATACGACTCCCTCAAAGGATAACCATTCAGCTGGCTCTGGCTCTTTCAATTCTACAACAATCGAGGTAGCTTTCTTTAGACCGCCCCGAGTTTGCCTTGATTGAAATTTTCCAGTCTTTACATCAAACTTCCAAAGCTCAGGATTGTTAGCCCACTTAATAGCATCTTCAATTTTTAAGACTGGATCTTTAACTTCACCAGGAGTCATAATATTTAAAGTATACCCGAGTAGATATTCGCCGCCAATATGACTGATCCTTAAATCACCATGGGTTGACTTTCCTCTCCAATGATGGTGGATAATAAACTTATATGTACGGCCTTCATCAGGAAATTGCTCAAATACATTTAATTGTTTTACCAATTCAAATGGCAATGGATCACCATTACGTAAACCTTTAAATGCAATCAAGCGGGAATCAACTCCAATCTTCATTAAGGTCGTTAAGGTATCAGGCATCTCTTTAGGATTTGCAATTGTCCTATTTTCATAAACGCGAGGTTCGTAAAGTGCCAATCTATAATTACCTGATTCGTTTTGGTGTGCAAACAGGTTATGAAACTTAACTGTAATAACATCTCCGATAGAAGCTTCCACATTTGTATTAAAAGTATCTGCAACTACCATAATCTTCATATCTTTAAAATCAGTAACAAACTTTTCGTCTGCTTCATCCATTTCAGAAGGTAAAATCTCAATAGCAACCTTATACTGGTATGTTTGTTCTGATCCTTGTATCTGACGTTTATCAGTGACAAGAACGTGTGCTTCGGCATACTTCTTGTATTTTACAACTTGATTAGAACGCCCATCTAACTCATACGGAAAACCATCCCAACGTTTAATCATCGCACCTTCTAAACTTTCAAGGGGCATTAACTTCCCAATTGCTTTTTTAACATCTTCATCAGTCTTACAAATAAAATTAGGGATTAAGTTAAGTGACCCGGGCTGAAGCCGCTCGAGCAGAGAATACTTAAATGGAATTTTCTTTTCCATCAAAGTATATCTTTCTGAATAACTTTTCATGTGAATATCTTCACCATTAAACCAAACACAATCATGAAAATTCCATACGTAAAACTCATCTTGAGGTTTATCAGTGCGTGAATGTAACTCCCCTGACACAATCTCTCGGCCTTGATGGATATACTTACCTTCTTCTTTCAGCCACTTTTCAACTTCACCAATTAAAATAAAATCTACTTTAGGAAAGATTTTTTCGACTTGGGCGAGAATATGTGGAAACCGTTCAGTAACTTCAGAACCATCCTCGGTAAACACATAATAGTTACCATGTTCATCACGTTGTAAGTAACAAGAACATCCGTCATACTTACCCTGAATAGAGACAATGATATCGCTCTTGGCTTTCGTTTGCCAGGCGTGTAAGTATTCAATCAACGATTCTAAACTAAAAACTTCAGCTGATCTATAAGCGGTAATGGAAAGAGTCGTTTTACATGGAAGAAAAAAGTGCCCAGGCCCAAGTAGTTTATTTGACTTGGACTCATGTGCTGCCTCCATCAAATTTTGTTTACGATCTTTACTCATCAGTTAACTCCTCATCCATCTCATCAAATACTTTATCAGCTGATTGTACGTTAAAGGATCTATCTAGATCTAATGAGGCAACACCAATATAACTCGTAAAAGGCGAAAGCCCCGTATCTTCTACTTGAGTGAATCTACTTTTAAATTGTTCGGGAAACTTGTTTATAAATGAATTGTAAATCTTTTGTTCTAGTTGGGTTTCTAATCCTGAACGAAGTAGAATATCAATATCATTCTTCGACGCTCCTTGCGTTGCCATGCCACCTACGAAATATAAATAAGGTTTAACAAGACATAAATTTTCAAACTGTAAACTTAATTGGATAGTCATTAAAGGATCTAATTTTTTCAAAACTAAATCATATGCAACATCTATTGATTGCATCTCTTCAAGACTGGCCGTCTTAAACATGCTCCACTCTTCGCGAGGAAACTGTCTAAGAATTCTAAAGTACATCACTTTGATTAACTGTCTTCCACCTACATCCGAAAGCCAAATAAGTTTTTTATTTGAGTCAATTAAGGCGACGTTTTCGAATACAACGGTTTGAGTTGGAATAAATTTAATAACGTCTTCAATAAATACCCAAGGACCTTGCTCTTCACCAGAAGGATGAATTCGGGATGAGCCTGCTTGATTCATTGCTCTACCTAAAGGCCTATCCAATGAATCCCAGTTTTGAGGAACTTCTGTCCCTCGATTTTGTAACTCACGCTCGACAAGTCGATGCCAATTCCACAACTGCTCTTGCTGTTGAATAGTTACATCTCTTAAATGAACTACTTCCCAAACTGAATGTAATTGGTTGTGAAGCCTGATTAGTTCACTCTTGGGAAGATCCGAAAGTTTACCTGGAATCAATTGTGAAAACTTGCTTGCAAAATCTTCAACATTGGGATAAGCAAGTTTATCAAGGGTATCATTTATTCTATAACGAACCCCACGTCGAATCATTTCGTACGTGATAATTTTATGGCGGAGAATAATATTATGAAGTTTTGGGTTCTCCAAATCATTCTTTCTAATAAAAGGAGCGGCAAGCTCATGCAAACGAAAGTGAAGCGACAGTAATTCACGATCGCCCACTTTTCTAATTGATGTTGGAGTAATTGCGTTAAGTTTCAATTCTCGCCCCTTGTTTAAATGGTTCCTTAGTCAGAGTCTTCACTTTCACCTGTAGCCGCACCAGGCCCTACGTCACCTGCATTTCCGGGCTTCCAATCACCGCCCGTGTTTGGACTTGGTTTTGAATAATCTT